CACTCATGTCGAATGTGTGAACAACTGTCTTTGGTTTTGCGGCTATGTGTTGGAAGGTAGGCTTGGTTGTGTCCGGTAGAGTAGCGTTTTCTGCTACACCGCCACCAACTGTGAATGATGGTCTTCCGGTAATAACTCTCCAACCGCTTCTTTCCCACGGCCTCTTAGGTAGTATTGAGAATGCGTTAAATTCTTGGTTCAACTGCGACCAAACTTTTCTACCGTAAATTGCTTGGTATGTACCCGCAGTTGTACTCAACATTGGTGCATCTGCTTTCAACAACTCACTACCGGAGTAGGAATAGCCCATAGCGTTTCCTGCACCGTAAAAGTATCTTTCCATATCTGTTATGTTTCTTATGTAATCTCTTGCCATCTTTTTCATCTCCTATTTTTTTAATTATTTTTTACTCATGCGCCCCTGTAAACACTGTTTGCCAATGAATGCACTTCATCCCAAGACATGTTGTTTAGGTCTTGAGTGCTTGGGATATTTACATTAGTGGAAGT